CTAGCTTACATTTTAGAGGTGAAGAGTAGCCTCCTTTTTGACGCATAGAAACGCCCTGATCCATTGTGTAAATAAAATTAGTACCAAAGTAGATATATCTACCTCCTCCATGATATTAGTGTCATCGAGTTTTCCGCTAACTTTGCTAACTGCTTCTACAAAACTGTTGCATGGGTGTTTAAGAATAGCCACCTCATCAATTACGCATCGCTCTCGTAAAAGCGATCTGTAATTAATGTGTGAGCAGCATTGCCGTTCATCCTGAACCCGCCGCGCTCCCGACGCATGGTTTACTGTCGCGCCGTTCGACTGACCGAATCTCCACTTCGCCGCTGACTAACTTCGCTCAGCTGTCTATGTTTCGTTTCGATGGACTTATTAAAAAACAATAGTTGTTTATATTCAAAAACAATAGTTGTATTTTGGGTTGCTTTGGTTTTATTTGATTGTATTTGAAAGGGGGCTATTTTAAAAAATGTCTGTTGACAGGATTTAGGCAATAAAAAAACCCCGCCTGAGCGAGGTTTTATGAGGTGATGGTTATTTACTGGTTTTGACTTTTAAAGTAGTCGGAGATTTCTTTGGCTGCCGCGCACTGCGCTTTCAACTCATTGTTCATTCTTGCTTTGACTTCGTCAGAGCTGCTCTCGCATCCGGCATCAAGCGAAGTGAAATTATAAACCGCTAGCATTGTGGCTTGTACTGCCACTTTGCACTGACTTGGCTGAGCGTGGTCTTTACATATCACAGATGGCGATTGCTTTAAGTGATCAAGAACTGACTCTTTGGCCGTTGCCGCTAATGGAGCCAGTAATGCCAGTGCCAATAAAAATTTTTTCATAGCTGCTTCCCTACCATATTGTTGAGGTCCAAAACATTCTTCCGATTATCTGGACGCTATCAAGATCTGCTTCCTCGTCTGGGTGCTCGGCATGATTGAAGCTGCGAATACTCAGCCTGTTCGGCCCCACACGGTAAAGTATTTTTAAGCGATTCCATCCATCCTGACTGATGGCGTAAACCTTTCCGTCCACAATCTTTTTGTCGTTGATATTGATAGCGACAGTCGTGCCTTCCGGAATAACTGGCTCCATGCTATTCCCATGTGCGGGGAAGCAGATAACACTCTCTCTGTGGGCATTAACTCGTCGCAGAGTCGCTTTTGAGAAGCGGAGTTTATCTCCATTGTAATCTTCGCGATGGAACGTCCCATCGCCGCAGGCCAGCTCAATATCCTTTAGAAATGGTACTTCTACCTCGTCACCAGGTAATGGGGTTGAATTATCCCAAGGCTCAACGGTTCCCCACTGATCAGACGGTGGGATGGCTTCATCCTTCCCAGTGAGAAGCATAGCGCCTTCCCCGGAACTCAACCATTCAGGCTTTACCTTTAACGCATTAGCCAGCTCAACCAGCTTCGTTGTCTGGTTGGCTTTTCCTGTTTCTATCTTCTGGATAGCCGCCTGGCTCACCCCAACCAGATCCCCGAGAGCCTTTTGCGTAAGGTCTCGTAATGTCCTGGCTTCTTTCAATCTTTCAGCGAGTGTCGTTTTCATACGCGCAATGTACAACCATGGTTTTATTCCATCAAACGAAAATGGTTGTTGACTGGATACAACCATAGTTTTACTTTTCATTCATATTGACTATGGAGGTTGTTATAAACCCAGCCAATAAAACCGCTATCACCATCGTCGGCTCTCAAAAAGCCCTTGGTGAAGCGTGCGCAGTTTCGCAGCAAGTGATTTACAAGTGGCTACACAACAAAGCGAGGGTTTCTCCGGAGCATGTGAACAGCATCGTAAAAGCAACTGGTGGCGAGATTCAGGCATACCAGATTCGCCGTGACTTGCCGACGCTGTTCACGTCACCGGCCGACAATAACGCCGCTTAACGGCGGCTCTAACCACGAAAGGGAAAGCAATGCATTCACTTGCTTATCAACACAATACCGGAATACACACTGGAGCGATGATAAACCGTGCTCAAGCTAAAGCGGCGCCGGACCACGAAAAGATCCGCGATGCGGTCCGGGCATGGTCGTCGGCGCTGGACAATCAGGACGTCGTTTCGGCGTTGATCATCAACGAATACCGGGAGCAGGGCGGGACCGCCATCAACTTTCCGGAAGACATCAGCCGGGCGCGCCAGAAACTGTTTCGTTTCCTGGACAACCGTTTCGACTCCGAGCAGTACCGCGAGAACGTGCGCCAGCTGACGCCCGCAATCATGGCCGTGCTGCCTGTTGAGTATCGCACTCGCCTGATCGGTGCCGATTGCAAAATGTCTCGTCTGGCTGAAGCCGAGAAAGAACTCGCAGAGGCTAAACAGGCCGTGCTGCTGGACACTCCAGAGCATCAGAAGCTGAAAGAGGTGAGCGAGGGTATAGCGTCGCTTTTCCGCCTCATGCCGGAGCAGGTAGGGCCGCTGATGACGATGGTCACTTCGATGTTGGGGGTTATGTGAGAACTACAAAATGGCGAAAGCCAGTCTGCGCGAACAGAACCGACTTTCTGGTGCAAATTGTTTGGACTCTTTGCTGGAGTAAGTATGTCAAACACCGCTGAAATTATCAATTTCCCAAACAATACCGAACAACCGGGAGGTCGTATGGCCGACCTGTCGAACGGGTATACCAAGGTCGCTAACGAGATCCAACAGCTTAAACCTCGCCTGAGACTGTCAGGTCGGGAATGGCAATGCTTTGAGACGGTGATCTGGCTTACCTACAGCTGGAACAAGAAACAGGACCGCGTGACAAATACGGTTATTGCTGAGCTTACGGGCTTGAGCGATACGCATGTATCGGACGCGCTTAAGTCTCTCGCAGAACGAAAATCATCTTTTCACAGAAGCAGGGCATGATGAAAATCGTCGGTGTAAACACTGACCTTTCAGCCTGGATTTTAGACAAACCGGAAACGGGAAGAAAATTCCCGAAAACGGTAGACACCCAATACAAGAACAAGAACAGTATTAAAAGATCTTCGTCAGAAAATTCTGACGAATCCTCTGACGCACGTCTGAAGAAATTTTTATCAGCTCATCCTGAAGCTGCGGTCTACACGCCATCCGGTGCGAAGTGGGGATCGGCTGAAGACCTAAAAACCGCCCAGTGGATTTCCACCAGGGTGAAGCTGATTAACCCAACCTGCAAAGCCCCGGACATGACCTCCTGGTCTAACAACGTTCGCCTGATGCGACAGATCGACAACCGGTCGCACCAGGACATCTGCGCACTGTATGACTGGGATTTCTGGCAGACCAACATCCTTAGCCCTGAAAGCCTGCGTAAGCAGTGGGACAAGCTGACGATGCAGCGTAACACCGGAGGTGAGCAGCGCGCTGCCAAGCCAGATCTGGACTTCAACAACACTGACTGGGCCTACGGGGTGATTCGATGAAATCTTTTGCAGAGCAGATGCGTAACCACGACCGCGAGCAGATGAGCCGCATGGCCCATAATCTGCCAGAGCAGTACCAGGAGCGCGCGCCAGTCGAGCAGGTGGCGCAGGTATTCAACAAGCTGTTCAACGAGCTGCGCGCCGCGTTCCCGGACAGCATAGCGAACTTCCGCACCCAGGACGACCTGAACTAATTCCGCCGTCAGTGGCTGCTGGCTTTTCAGGAGAACGGGATCCACTCAGTGGCCCAGGTCGATGCCGGTATGCGCATTGCCCGCCGCCAGGAGCGTCCATTCCTGCCATCTCCGGGCCAGTTCGTCGCCTGGTGCAAGCAGAGCGGCGGGGCGCTAGGAATCACCGTTGACCAGGTGATCGCCGAATACTGGGACTGGCGTAACCGCTCGTTCGAGTTCATCTCAAGCGAGCAATTCCCATTGTCGCAGCCGGTCATGTACCACATCTGCGTAGAACTGCGGCACCGCAGCACAGAGCGCCAGTTGACTAATGGTGAGCTGGCACGCGAGGCTGGAGATCTGCTGGACATGTGGAAGAAGCGTGTCACTGAGGGTAAGCCAGTACCGCCGGTCCGCCGTGCGCTTGCAGCACCGGCTGCCGATCACGGTCCGACGCCTATCCAGCTGCTGTTGGCCAAGTTCAACCGCAACAAGTCGAACGGGATGGTGTGAGATGAAAGGCAAAAAGGCAATTCTGCGTTTTCTCGAAACGCCCCGTACCTGCACAGCGAAGGAAGTGGCCACAGAGTGCGGCATGACCATCAACTGCATCACTAAGAACGCTATCGATCTGGAGCGGGCCCGCCAGATTGTCAGCGTGAGCAAGGTCTGGCGAACGGTGACTTATCGTCTGACCACGCCGGAAGAGCAGGATGGTAACGCGCGCAGCTGCACCAACGGAATATTTCAGGAGTGCCGCAACAGCACAGCAATGAAGCGAATATGGATGGTTGGGGGAGTGGGAGTTAAAATTAATGAAATTTCAGAAACTAAAGCTATAATATCAAGTATTTAATCTCAGCCTTTAATATCTTTTACTCACGAAATAAGGGTTTAGACGATGATTTTTATTAGTCATAATTATAAAGACAAAGCGTTTGTTGGGCATATTGCAGATAAAATTGCCGATATATATGGCAGGGATAATGTATTTTATGATTCGTGGTCAATTCAACCCGGTGAAGGGATTATTGACCGCATGAATGATGGCATTGAATCCGTTAAGATTTTCTTTTTCTTTGTAACTGAAAATAGTCTTAAAAGTAAGATGGTGTCATTAGAATGGCAAAACGCACTTATGAGATCCGCTACGGGTGATGTAAAGTTTGTAGCTATACGTTGCGATGAATCACCTATGCCTGCTCTTCTTACTCAGAAAGTATACTTGGACCTATACACAAATGGAGTCGATGTAGTAATTGCTCAAATGAATGACATTATTTCAGGGAAGAGTACTTATAAACCTCAAGAAGAAACATTTTCCAATCTGTCTTATGATTTTAAAAAAGATGGTAAAAAACTAATTGTTAGGGTTTCAGCGGACCACTTTAGTGAAGTGAATCCAGATTTCTTGTTTTTGTTTAAAAACAAACTCAATGAAAAAGATCTGAATCATTCAGTAATTGGTGAGTCTGGGTATATGCAGGGATTTAGTTCTGAGGTCTCATTAAGTTCGGGCGGCAGCTATCCTGCATTTAAAGTAGCTTTGATGCATGGATTAAAACCTAAAATTCACCTGACAGTTGAGTTTTGGTTGGATTCTGGAGATGAACTTATTCTCGCACATGTTATGAGCAAAATATCCACGGAACAGTACACGACCATACCATATAAGAAAAAAACAGATTTTAGCGGCTTTAACATGAAATTCTAAAATTGCTTTTCCAAAATCAAACCGCCATAATCATGTCATCGGAGCATGAACAACTTCGGTGACTTCTGCGCATTTAAGGGGACTTAAATGCGACCACAATCTGAACTCCTCACCTTGCCATAGATGCAGAAATGCACCTGCGATTTTCTGCATTCTGCGTCACCTCTCGGAGGTGGCGCATGAAACAGCACTATTGCATCGTTAACGACACCGTTAAAGATAACCTCATAGCGTACATTCGCACTCTGCCGGTAAATCCTCGCGCGCCGATGGTCGTCGAGGCCCGGGAAGAAACGCGCACCGATAAACAGAACCCGCTTGATGTGGCTGCTGCTGAAGGACCTGTCTGACCAGGTTGTCTGGCACGGCGAAAAGCTTACCCGCGAAGAGTGGAAGGACCTCATCACCGTTCTGGTAAATCAGACTCAGGACAGGAACAGAAATCCGCGCCTGGCATCAACGGCGGCCGTGTTTATTTCGGCGTACGAACATCAAAATCCAGCAAGCGCTACATGGTCGACGTCATCGAGGCGATTTACTGGTTCGGCATCGACCGCGGCGTGAAGTTCTCCGAAGCGTCCAGTAAGCGCATTGCCTGGGCGCAAGAGTGGAGGGCTTCCCGTGGGTAATCCTCTCGCACGCGTCATCACCAATGAAATATTTCGCGTTCCGGCGCGCCGCCAGCGCAGGCCTTCGGTTAAGCCGTCCGACATCCTGACCCTGAAAGACTATACCGCCCGCCTGGTTGATCAGAAATGGCTGCGACTCGCAGCACGGAGGTCGCATGGCAAATTTATGCAAAGCGGAACGCGGTCGCGAATGTCAGGTGCGTATCCCCGGCATTTGCAACGGCAATCCTGAAACCTTAGTGCTGGCACATATCCGCCTGGCCGGCCTGTGCGGAACCGGAATCAAACCGCCTGACCTGATCGCCACCATCGCATGCCGCAGCTGTCACGACGAGATTGATCACCGCACCCGCCTGGTCGATGCGGAATATGCAAAGGAGTGCGCGCTGGAAGGCATGGCTCGCACGCAGGTTATCTGGCTGAGAGAGGGGCTCATGAAGGTATGAATATTTTCGATATCACACCCGTCAGCAAACCTCACATGACTCAACGGGACAGGTGGGTAAAACGTCCCGCAACAGCGGCATATTGGGCTTTCAAAGCCGAAGTACGCCTGCTCGGGATATGCCTGCCTGAGTCCGGATATCACATCACCTTCATCATCCCCATGCCAAAAAGCTGGAGCCAGAAGAAGCGCGCGCAACTTAACGGTCAGGCTCATCAGCAGAAACCGGATAAAGACAACCTAGAAAAGGCGCTGCTCGATGCGATTTTCGATGACGACAGTCGCGTGTGGGAGGGCCGGGTGACAAAACTATGGGGAGAGAAGGGGCAGATCATTATTGGGGAGTGCGCACTGTGACCGGAGACGAGGTAACCCGATACCAGGCCGAAAGCGTTAAGCGCGCCAGCCTGCGGCAGTAGCAAAGCACAACCAGACCAAAAATAACCAGCCACATAAGGAAGCCGCATGAATAGTCAGCAACTGGAATACGTACGTCAGCAGCTCATTGTGGCGAGCGCAGACCTGAGCGGGGCGACGAAAGGGCAGCTGGTAGTTTTCGCCGAGAACGCACAACTCACCGCGACGGCGCGCAGCCGGGGGGGAGGAAAAAGGTATACGACAAGGATAAGCAGCGCATGGTCAACCCCGATGGTCCGCCAATGAGCGGTAGCCAGTCCCGCGCTAAGGGCTCATCTATCGCGCTGTTGGGCCCGGTTGAGTTCGTGACTGCATCATGGCGCCGCGCTGTCCTGTCGTTGGAAGACCATCAGAAAGCGTGGCTGCTTTGGAACTACAGCGAGAATATCCGCTTCGAGTATCAGGTGGCGATCACCCAATGGGCCTGGGCAGAGTTCCGGGAACAGCTCGGGATGAAGAAGGTGGCGGGCAAGACGATGGAGCAAATCCCAATCTCCACATAACGCAATTCAATAAACTGTGAACAGCTTCGGTGGTTTTTTTTATTGCCTGAATCCACCAATGAGGATCCTGCGTGACAGTTTATTAGTGCAGTGGTTGCGGTAGAATTGTTCGCTACCAGTACGTCACTGCGATAAACTATCTCCCGTGATGCTCTAGAGCGCCGATGTTACGAAAAATCTAAACGAAGGCGCTTCTTTGAACTATTTCTTGCAAGGGAACGCTTCACTTAGAGCATCAACAGCCAAATCAGATGCGTTTTCAGCCCTGCGTTTGGGGTTTTGCTTCAAGTACTGATATATGACATCAGAAATCTGATTCAGGTTAAGTTGATTGTTGGCACAAAATAGTACACCACTACCCAAATCGTAAACCCCTGACACGTAGCCGTAGTACATGTTCGCGTCGCTAATGTCCGAACCCATCGTTCTATTTTCACGGGTTCTCATCAAGGATTCGCCCCAGGCAAAAAGCTGATTTCCTGTGTAAAAATTAGCCTGTGCTTCCTGGGCGCCGAATAAACAGATGGCACCAATTATCATGGCCTTTTTAATCATAACCTCACCCCTTTTGTTTGAATAAATATAACTTAACGAGGATCTAGCATGAAACGCAACCGCGTTAATGTGCTGACCGTCGTCAACTCCGCTTCAAACATCACCACTGAAACCATCGACGGCAAGCCACATATCGTGGTTCGCGGCATCACGCCTGTCGTGGACGATATTGTGATGAACCGGAAGTTGTACCCGGCAGCAGAAATCGAAAAGGCCTACAACACGCTTGAGCGAAACCCGATGCCGCTGGGCCACCCGAAGGTTGACGGCAAGCATGTGTCTGCTC